GTTTCCCAGTCACGATCGGGAGGTGCTGGTTTAGGTATCGGTGTGTCGCAAAACGGGCAGACTGTAAGGTATTTCTCATAGACGTTGTAACACTCTTCGTTCATACACGTACGTAACTGTGTAGCGTCATCACCACCAGCCCCACGCTTCTCACGCCTATCAAGTGTCCATTCGCGTTTGGCGTCTGGTAGCCCGTGACGCATTACGTTACCCGCGTGGTCAATAACCAACGCGTGTTTTTTACCATCGAGCAACCGTAAGGCGCGGCCGAATTGTTGGATATATAGAGAATAACTAGCAGTAGGTCTAGCCATACTAACTACTTCAATCGCTGGTACGTCAACGCCTTCCCCGAGCAAATCCACATTTACAAGCTGTAATATCTCACGGTTGCGAAACTTACGCATCACATCACCGCGTTGTTCATCGGGTGTTTTAGCGCTCAACACTTCGGCACGTACACCGGCTTCGTTGAACTGTCGCGCTACTTCAGTAGCTTGCTCTACACTCGGTACGAACGTTACACCCAATTTACCGTTAGCTATACGTTTATAATGTGAAACTATGTCGCCGACAATACGTGACTTACCATCCGAAGCGATTAACGACGACTTACCAACCGCGTCACGCATTTGATTAACGTTATAATCCCCCGTGGTCTTACTGACGGATACGTGCGATAAATCAATGTCACTAGGTGGTGAGAATATACGGTACTCTGTTAAGAACCCTTCACGTATTAGGTCTCGCATATTAGGACCTACGACCATAGTATCAAATAGACCGTCGTGATGAGTACCTAAACCCTTACCGTCAGCACGAACAGGTGTGGCCGTTGGTCCTAGTAACTTACAATTATTAAATAGTTGTACAGCGGTTCCCCACTTGTTCTCTTTAAGCACGTGGTGAGCTTCATCAATTACACAAAGTGTGACTGTAGGTAAATAACGTTTAAGTTCATCTGTTCTACGCACCAAAGTGTCTACACCGGCTACGGATGCTTTAGAGCTTGGGTCGTAAAAACTACGTTTAAATTCTTTCATGTGCATACGTACAATAGTACGTATTAATTTATCAGGGCCAATTATACGATGTTCAACACCGTTACGGGCAAACGCCATTGACAACTGTGACACTAGCTCCTGGCGATGTGCAATGGTACAACTCGCACCATCGTGATCGCGTACAATTGCTGAAAGTATACGAGACTTACCACCACCGGTAGGAAGTACCATGCACACACCATGATTACCAGCGCCCCACGCTTCATGTACGTGATCGTAAAGCCCTAACTGATAAGGTCTTAGTCCTTTATCCGAGCATATTTTTTTCATTGTCTACCCTCAACAGCTTCAACAACTGACCAACCGTAATTATTTAATCGACCTTTCATCGTGTAAAAATTAATACCAGCCAGTTCGGCAAGTTCTCTAATAGTGTATTCTTTACCGTTATATTCGTACTTGCGTATCTTACGAGTGTTTAACGCTTGTTTCTCGTTAGCTAACCACACACAATTTAAAGGTGAATAACCTAAGTTCACATCGGCGCGCTCAATCGTTAAACCTTCACAGTATCCGTTTTCTAAAGCCCAACTGTGAAAATGATTATAATTATCCCACAACGAACAAACTTTAATACCTCGACCGCCGTAATTAGGATAATCTTTATTTCTAGGGTTGTTACAACGTTGACGCATCGCGACCCACACGTAGTAAAGCTTCTTAATTGTTGCTGACTTACCATGTGTTTTCAGATGGTGATCACAACCACAACTACTTTTAGACCCGTGACGTTTTTTAGACGCGAAGGTTATACAACGCTCAACAGTATTACCACAATCACAAGTAAACTCCCAAATCCACAAACCTTTTTCATTTGGTCGAAGTGGTTTAGTTGCTGTCAATTTACCGTATTTGTTACCCGTAATGTCTTTACGCTTATTAGCCATTTTAAGACCTCATCAAATAATGAAACATTGCGTTATTATATACACTAGACTTAACCTGTCAACCTATTCCCAATTCCTCGGTAAGATTGTTATAAGTGTGCGATTATGTGACGTTACGACGAAGATGCAAAGCTCCGTAACATAATAACGTCTGTCGCGTCTGATACGCACACCAAGTGTGCGAACCTTGTTAGGTTTCCATTTAGTAGCTTTACGAAACTCGGCGATGATGCCACCTTTTATACGTTTCTCGAATCGTTGCCGCCACCGAACCCCCGCATGTTTAGTTATTATCATTGGCAATACGACCCTCAGTATAAGGTGATAATATTAACTCATAATCATCTAAGTGACCCGTTTCCCAATCGTAGCTTTCGTTTGTTACAGTTAGTTGGTATACACCGTCTATAACGTCATACATATTAACAATGATAATATCTTCTAATGATTGATTGTACATTTCATTCTCTAACAGATCGAAATCAGGTGTTTTACGTTTTAAAGTGCGTAACTCTTTTACCTGTCGAAAAGCACCTTTCGATGTTTTATATGTTGAAGTTGTGAGCCTAACCACCGTTACAGGCTGTTTAGGTTTATTCAAGTCTAAAGTATCCATAAAATTATTTCTCATTTGTTGTTGACTGAGTGGTAACTATACGTTTATAGTGACCGTGTTGTCAATAACCAACTACGAGGAATTTACAAATGACACAAATTAAAATCGAAGTACCAGCAAACGACCATATCGCGCTTTCAGCAATGGCCGACGCCTTACAACGTATCGCTACTGAACGCGCTCCAAGCGTTACGACAGGTGTGACTCAGTCCGACGTTGAACAATACGGTAAAGCATGGTCAGAACATTACGGTTCTAACACTGAGCAACTTAACGATGAGCTAGAACACGCTTCACAATTTGACGTTGAACTCAATCGACTAGACGGAGAGATCGAAGAAACGTTAGCCACTGTTGAAAACGTTCACGTTCATTTCGGCGGTAACGATGTGTCACCTGACAAACCTGCGGATACCGAGCAAGACGACACACTCGACGCGGACGGTATCCCGCACGATAAGCGTATACACAGTAAAGGTGCGACACGCTTAGCTGATAACACGTGGCGTTTACGCAAGCGTCCAGCCGATAAGACCGAAGAAGAGTGGACAGCTTACATCGACTCAGTTAAAGCAGAGCTTAAAGCTGTACAGGATATTCCGAGTGAAACAACAGTGACTGATGTTAACGATATTGAATATCGTAAAACACAAGGTGTTATCGCACCTAATTGTGAAGTTGAGGTGACACTTGACGAACAAGCCGTAGCGGACTTAACACCACCAGCGATCGACGAGCCAGCGACACAACTCGAAGGTGTAACACCTAACGGTGACGTAGCGATTGAACCACCTGTTACGACTGTCGGTGCACCTGTAGCACCCGTAACTCCTCCGACGAGTTTAACGCCTCCTGTAGTCGAAGCTGACAAGCCGAGCGACCAACCAAGCGTAACGACGTTTCAAGAGCTAATGCTTTACATGACGAGTGACGCGAAGAAGCGTGGAGCTGATAACGATATGATTAAAGCGACACTATTAGAAGTTGATCCAGCGCTTACAGCAATCCCACTGATTGCCGCACGTGCTGACCTAATCCCTAAATTCGTAAAAGCACTAGAGGTGAAGTTAGCATGAAGAACTTAATGTTAGATATTGAAACGATGGGTACTAACCCTAACGCGGCTATAATGGCAATCGGCGCATGTTACTTTGACCCATTAACAGGTGAAATAGGTGACACTTTCCATGAGCAAGTTAACCTTGATTCATATGGCGTGATAGACGCTTCGACTGTTATTTGGTGGATGAAGCAAGACGACGAAGCGCGCTCAAAGTTTTACGACAATGGTAACGCTCGTCACATTAACGAAGTACTTCATGATTTCGCTAAGTTTGTAAAACGTGGTGTTCAAGTGTGGGGTAACGGCATTGCTTTCGACAATGTGAAGATTGACAACGCATATCGTAGTCGAGGATTAAGAACACCGTGGGATTTTTGGAACGACCGAGACGTTAGAACAATGGTTGAACTTGGTAAAATGAAAGGTGTTGACCCGAAACGTGACTTACCTTTCGATGGTGTTAAACACGACGCGCTTGCTGATGCTATTCATCAAGCTAAATACACATCTTTAATCTATCAGGTGCTAGCACTATGAACAAATCACCCTTAGCGCCGCACAACGCGGCAACATGGGTACATTGTACGGGCAGCGTTAAGCTGTCCCAACAATTCCCACGAATCGAAACAGACCGCAACAGTGAATCAATGTTAGAGGGTCGTGCGTTTCACGAAGTAGCTCAACGGATCTTAGAATCGTTTAAAGATGGTGTAGAAGGTGAGTTGGTCGGACGTCACGAACTTGTTGATACGTTAAGTCGTGACAATGTGCTCATCACCGACGAGATATACGACGCAGCACTCGAATACGCTAACGACGTCTTAAAGTTTTGTAACTCGAACGGTTCGTTACGTGCGTTACAAGTTGAACAACGTATCGAGCTAGGCGATATTATTGAAGGTATGTACGGTTACTGCGACGCGTGGTGTTTCTCTAAATCCACAGGTGAGTTAGTCGTGTGGGACGCTAAGTACGGTCATAAGCGTGTAGAAGCGTTTGAAAACTGGCAGTTAATAACATACGTGATGGGTATTCTACGTTATCTTGGTGTCGACGGACACGCAGAGCAACACATTAAAGTATCGTTACGTGTGGCACAACCGCGTGTATTCCATCGTGACGGGTGTATCGCTCGTTGGGACGTTACAGCGTCCGACCTACGTGGATATTTTAACACGCTAATCGACGCGGCCACAGAGTCACATAGTGACGACGCTAAGTGTGTAACGTCCGAGTCGTGTTTTTATTGCCCCGCTCGTTACGCTTGCGACGCGTTTCGTGACAATACGATGGGGTTAGTCGATCAAGTCGGTGATGTAACAGGTTCGTCGTTGTCGGGTCATGAACTATCGATACAGCTTCGCATATTACAACGAGCGTCTAAACAAGTTAAAGCGTTGTTAAGCTCGTATGAAGAACAAGCAATCGCACAGTTGCGTAACGGCGAGCAATTACCAGGTTACAGTATAGAACAGGGTAAAGGTCGTAAGCGCTGGAAGAAAGATACACCTGTCGATGAAATAATCATGATGGGTGAACTAATGGGTGTCGACCCCCGCAAACCTGTGGATTTAGACACACCGACAAAATTAATTAAATTAGGTATTGACGAGACCGTCATTAACTTATATAGTGAAACACCATCAACGGGCCTAAAGCTTGTTGAGATGAGCGGCGCAAAGTTGCGCAACATTTTTAGAAACGTTAAACAATCGTAACACAACGCGTCACATATCGTGGCGCACAGTCAACTAAATAGAGAGAAATAATATGTCATATCCAGTATTTAAAGCGCGTCACGTAATGGGTTCACTAACTCAGCTTAACACTAAAGACCATCAAAGTAATCCAGAGACAGATGAGCGAAAGCACCATTGGTTTATGGGTTTCGCAGTACCAAAAGCTGAATGGGATCCAATTTGGAATCACATGTACAACACCGCAGCGAACGACCCAGCATGTACAGCGGCGTTATGTGGTCAAGCGGGTTTCAATTGGAAAATTGAAGATTGTGACGCACCTGAAAACCCTCAAAACCTCGGTAAGCCTTCTTACCCAGCGGGTCATATGTTGATTAAATTCACACGTTATAAAGTGATGGGCTGTGTGTCGTTGGTTGACGGTAACTACCAACCAATCGTTAACCCTGCGAGCGTTAAGAAAGGTGACTACTTCTACGTGGCCGCATCGACTAAGTTCAACGGTGCAGCAACCGTTAAGACTAACGCCGGCATGTACCAAAACCTTGAAGGCTTAATGTTCGCTGCACCGGGTGAAGAGATTGTAAGTGAAGGTGGGTTCAACGCACAATCAGCGTTTGCGGGTTTCCAAGGTGGTCAAGTAGCGGCAGCAACGCAAGCACCTGCAGCAACGCAAGCACCTGCAGCAACGCAAGCACCTGCAGCAACGCAAGCACCTGCAGCAACGCAAGCACCTGTAACACCGGCTCACGACTTGGTACAGCCTCAAACGCCTGGTAACGCAACACCACCACCAGTACTTGACACACCTGTAGCAACTCCACCAGCCGAGCCGAGCTACGATGTGCAAGGTACTATATACACAAAGTCACAGTTGCTAGCGATGCCGGGTTGGACTGAAGCGCATTTAGCGGGTTTAACGCAAGTTTAATTTTAACGCCCCGCTTCGTGCGGGGCTTATTCGTGAGGTTACTATGAGTAAATTAGCTATAACTTTAGACTTAGACACATTTTCAGGTTGTGAAATGGCAAATATCGTGGAAGGGTTGGGGGTAGACAACATTACAACTTACTCGGATCGTTATGAGTTACTATCTAAATATTCAGATGAAGATTTGATAGACGAAATAACTAATAATAATGATAGAGACCACAAAGATATAATAGTGGCTCTAGTTAAATCTAACATACTGGATGAGGATGACGAGCAATATGGTTTAATCGATAAACTCGAAGACTTTCTCAAAGACATAGGTTTGGAGTAATACAATGCGATACAATATAAAGTTAGTTACAGAGTGGGCAATCGATAAAGGTTTGGTTGGTACAAGCAATCAAGCAGTGTGCGCTCAGTTTATCAAAGGTGTTGAGGAAGGTGGGGAGATATTCGACGCTATTCTCAATCGTGATAAGGACGAGCTAATCGACGCTATAGGTGATCGTTTAGTCGTTGCAACCATCGAGTGCCTCAACGCTGGTTTAGATCCGCAAGAGTACATTAAGCGTGTTAACCACCCCAACTTCTACAACCATGGGTCATTTGGGGAAGCTGTTGCAACTACTGACGCTTTGAAAGTTGCTTGCGAGTACGGTGCGACTCAAGGTCGTTTAGCACGTGCGGTCGCTAAGCAACAACCGATCGAACAACGAGTCATAGAAGTGGTGTTGGTACTTAACCGACTAGCTACCCTACTATGTGTAGACATCGGTGAGTGTTACCGCATCGCTTACAACGTGATACGTAACCGCACAGGTTCAACGGTTGACGGGGTCTTTGTAAAAGACGAATGATTAAAACGACTGATAAGGCACTTTAATTATTCGTCTTTTAAGGATTGTTATGACTAAACGTAAAGCAATGTTATTGGATGGACATACTTACGGGTATTACGACCCTGACACTAATAAATTTAGCTGTACGCATGGTGCTTGGTCGTCGGATATTAAACTAATCGATGAAACCACATGTGAACTTAAAGTTGCGCCGAGTGTGACGGAATATAAGTTCATTGACGAAATACCAGAGGACTATATACGATGACTAAATATCTTTCATTGTGTGCGTGTGAGAAAACCTATCCGGGTGATATGGATAACTGTCCGCATTGTGGCGAGCCTGAATGGGCGTCAAGCCACGCACCGATTAACCCACGCGATTATGCTTACGATTTAGAAACGTACCCTAACACGTTTACCGCCCGCTTTATCCACATGGCGACCGATACGCGCTGGAAGTTTGAAATCTCGTACCGACGTAACGACCTAGCCGAGCTTATCGCATTTGTGTGGCAGCTTAAAGCGTGTAACGCTCGCGGCGTTGGTTACAATAACGTTGGGTTCGATTACCCTGTGTTACATCGTATCGTTATGCAACAGATGAACGACCCTCGCGCTATTTACGATTTAGCGATGAAACTAATCAAAGGTTCGAAAGACGAGAAATTCGCGTTACAGGTTTGGGATCGTGACAGACTCTTCGAACAGTTAGATTTAATTATGGTGTGGCATTACAACAAAGAAAACCCAGTCACAGGAACAGAACCAACAAGTCTTAAAGCGCTTGAAATTGCGATGCGTATGGATGACGTCGAAGACTTACCGTTTGACGTCGGTACGGTCTTAACAGACGAACAAATTGACGAACTCCACAGGTACAACGAACACGACGTGATCGCTACGATATTCTTCTATGTGCGGTCATTGACACAAATTAAACTACGTGAGGAGCTATCGACCACGTTCGGCAAGAATTTTTTAAACCATTCAAATACTAAAATGGGTGGTGATATTCTTATACACGAATGTGAAAAAGCGGGTATCGAGTTTTTCGACCGCGTAGGCAATAAGCGTGTTAAGCGCCAAACGATACGCCCATCTATTAATCTCGGTGAATGTATATTCCCTTACGTGCGTTTCGAGCGTCCAGAGTTTGAAGCTGTACGCGCGTTACTTGCGAGTAAAACAATCACCGAAACGAAAGGTGTGTTTAAAGGGCTTAACGCTGAAGTCGACGGCTTGAAGTATTATTTCGGGACTGGTGGTATCCATGCGAGCGTTGAGTCTCGTATATTCGAATCGAATGAAACGCATCAAATAATAGATGTCGATGTCGCTAGCTTTTATCCGAACTTAGCAATTAAAAACCGCCTACACGCTGAGCATTTAGGTGTGGAGTTTTGTAACGCTTATGAAGGTGTTTATCATACTCGTAAATCGTACCCTAAAGGTTCACCAGAAGACGCAGCATACAAAGAGGCACTTAACGCCAACTACGGGAATAGTAACAACGCGTATAGTGTGTTTCTCGATCCTAAATTCACAATGTCGATTACGCTTAACGGTCAATTATTATTGTGTATGCTCGTTGAGCAGATGATAAAAATACCAAACCTTGAAATGATTCAGGCCAACACGGACGGTATTACCTACTATTGCCCGCGAGAACACATCGAACACACTCGCGCATTGTGTAAATGGTGGGAGCAGTTAACGTGCTTAGAGCTTGAAGAGGCTCAATATTCACGTATGTTTATTCGTGACGTTAATTCATACATCGCTGAGTACGAAGGGGGCGGATTAAAACGTATCGGCGCTTACGCTCATGAACGTATGGACGAAAACCCAGGTACGCGAGAAGTACCCTACGGTAAAGACCCAAGCGGACTAGTCATACCTAAAGCAGCCGAAGCGGCACTGGTACATGGTACGGATATTCGCACGTTTATCGAAAACCACGCAGACGATTACGACTTTATGTGTCGTGCAAAAGCGCCACGCTCGAACCGTCTTGTAATGCGTTGGCCTGAATACGATAACGCCGAGATAGACTTGGCGAATATCGTACGTTATTACGTATCGAATAGCGGTGGTTCGCTCGTTAAGATTGCACCACCTACGGGTGAGTTAGGCACGTGGAAACGCGCCGCGAAAGTATCGGACGCAACATACGCGGCGGTACTTGCTGAGAACAGAGACAACATGCGTCAACACGGTTACGACGTTAATAACTTCGGACCAGCCGATCACTCTTTACACTCGACTGACCTGAACGGTGATAAATGGGATGAACGTATACACACTAAAAACCGTAGCAAGCACGGTATACGTGAAATGGGCGTGTGTGTTGGCTGGCGAGTAACGGACTGTTCGAACGTTAAGAATTTCGACCGCTCGACAGTTAATTACGATTACTACGTGCAAGAAGCTGAAAAACTAGTTAAACCACTCAGAGGGGATGAATAAAATGGCGACGATTACGAAAGGTTTTAAAGTTATACTCAACATGGCAGACGGTGAAAGTATAACAGTGTTAACAGATTACGAACCGTCACTCGAAGATAGTGTTATAAAATTCAGACTTGAAGATGACGACAAGGGTATGTTATATCGTCAAGTACGTATGGGTTCGTTCCACTCAATGAAAGTGTATATCATCTGTTGACATACCCGTCACTATAGACGATACTATCAAAAAGCGTCACATTCCGTGGCGCTAATTACACGAGGTTATATGGTATGAAATCACAAGGTAAATATACTACGAGTAGAATGTTACAAACTGCTAAAATAGCTAGTACCGTTGACGGTATTGAGATAAGCGGTAATGCTTTTAAGGTTATCGAGTTACAAACTTGTCCCGATATGTTATTACATGCAGTAGAGCGAATAGAAGTGCTTGAAGAAGCGGTCAAAAAAGCGCACGAAATACTATTACACGAAATGGATAACGGACGAACGCCGAGCATGTTACAAGGCGTTGGACTTGGTTACTTTGAAGATATTATATGTGGGGTGAAATCATGATTAATATTATCTTAAACACTTTTGTAGCTTTAATTGGTATCGCTATATTCGCACCTGACAGTGATATCCTTACGACAATATTTGTAGGTACTGTTAGTATTGCGGCTGTAAGGTTTTTCATCTACGTGATGCGGGGTGTGTAATCACCCGTACTATATGTGGGGTTAATCACGATTAGCTATCGATTGAACCATTGCGGCGAGCGCGTCCATTTGTTGTTGCGCTCGCTTAGCTTCTTCAGTGCGATACGCTAATTCTTCTTTACGTCTCAACTCTTCTTTACGATTTGCCGAAATCTTAAAACATATACCAGCAACCAACGACACGACACTCAAAACCAAACCAAGGGCGACAGCATACTCGTTTATCACACCTAGTGCGCTAGTTCCCGCTATTGTCGCGGCGGTTGCTCCTGAGCCTATAATGTTTGCATTGGCCGCATCGGGTAAATGTGCGCTCATGTTCTTTGATTCCCCTGTAAATGTAAAAAGCTACGTACACCACGTTTAATGTGATCATAATTAACGTACCGTATCGCTGTAAAAATTCCAATAAATTGACAAGCGACAAGTCCATAAATCACCGTTTCGTAATTGTTATAAATCAAGACGTGTTGCCCTTGTGATACGTCGTAAGCGAGTGCCCCATAACTACACAATATGCACAGTTGTAATATGGACTGATAATAACCTATTGTCGTTCGCGGCATACATGCGAGTACAGCGACAACGGTAGTACCAATTGTTCTGAACCAGTATAACGCATCACCGTTTCTATCGCAAAATGTTGTTACAATTAATAAAAACACGTTAAGCCCGCAAAGCAGCGAGCATATGTAACGAACTTTAGGGTTAATAGCGAATAGCCCGAAAGCTACCGCTAGTACGAAGAATAACATTTACTTATTCTTCGGTTTTGGTTTTGGTAAGTCTGGTTTAGTTGGATCGGCCATTACTTCACACTCCTATCAGTTGGTTAAATTTAATTATAACAAGTGTTGACACGTTGCGCGAGTACGTATATAGTGACGTTACAGTCAATTAAATAAGTGAGTGCGAAAATGCCAGATTTACAAGCAATAATTATTACAATAGTTTTAGTGTGTGGCCTTTGTTATTTACTATACAAAGACCACGTTAGTAATGATTAACCTATCTATTAGTATTTACTGGGGGTACTACTGGTGTACCACTAACCGTAACCGTGGAGCGTTTTTCAACTAGGAACGCTGTAGCACCAGACGATAAAGTTAGTGTTGAACTATCAACCAACTGCTCAGTTTTTGTGATTGACACATCGCCAGTTATTAACATCCCAACAGCGCCAGCGCCATAATCTCCACGATGAGAAACCCTGTTGCATTGGCCTGTTACAGCGTTCATGTATACGCCGTAACCTGTTGCCCCCCTGCTCGTTGCAGTAACATCGACTGATAGTGACAAATCTACCAACTCAATACTGGTAAGGTATGCTAATGATTTTCCAGATGTACCAGTAGGCGTACCGGGTATCACAAAATTTGATTCTATCTCTAATGTGCCCCTCAACTTTCCGCCACCAGAAGATGAAGTAGTGAATATACTGTGATTAGTCTCAACACCATTGTCACCAGATACGCGCTTAATTTTCGTGTGCCCTAGTGAAACATCTACAAGGTTGTCGGATATGCTCATAGTAACGCGCCCATCTGTCTCTATGTCAGCATTCACTATTTCAGCTTGAGAACCAAGGCTGTAGTGAGCACCCGCTACAGTAGTACCAAGTATGTTTGCTGATATGTTATTAACACTTATTGCACCGTATACCAACTCAACGCGCCCGCTACATAAGATGTCTTTAACCGAGCCGCGACCAGTGTTAGCACTAGTAGAGCTTACGGCTATAGTAAAATTATCCAGTATATTGCCAGATGAACAGTTTTCTTGGTCATCAAATATGACACCCGTACCTTGCGCTAAATTGGTTTCAAAATCACCAAGACCAGTTACATTACCTACCGAGCAACCCTTAGCCTTATCGCCTACAGCACCAAACCTAACTGCTTGTGAGCCGAAGCCGTCAAAAATATCCCCAGCGGTGTTATTATCCCCCTTAAACCAACAAACCCTGTCGCCGTAACCTACGCCTACGATGTTACCAAACTTCCAACTGTCAGTTGTTCCTAAGCACTCAACAACTGAGTGCATTGGTAGTGATGGGTCTAAGTTGTAAGCTGTTACATTACCAACAGTAACGTTACCAAAACTAGAACCTTTAACTAATCTTTTAGCTACGTTTCTACCTGTAACATCACCTATGGTCACATCAAATTTTTCAGTTGTTGGGGTTTCAGCAAAACCACGTATTAAGTCAGCGTCTTGTACAACACCTAAACCACCGTCAACTGTTTTTATCGTGTCACCATAAACATTTCCAATCTTTCCGTATGATTTACCGTGTACTACATCAGCGTCCCTACCAACCAAATACAATCCCCCAACGAAACCTTTACCGGTAACGGAGCCGTCGTCATCTTGGGTAATGTTTATAAATCTTTGGTCGCCGATTTGAAAGTTAGGGCACCCATACATAGGTAAATATAGTGGGTATGTTTGAAACGCGCTGATACCGTGGAAGTTACGCCATTCCATATCACCTATTTTTATATTTTCCGCTGGTAAATTAGTCGGGGTGAAAGGTGTGCTTGTGTGGTCATTATTATCACCATCCACTATAAAACCGCCTATGTAACAGTTACCATCAATAGTACCTATCGCAACAGAGTGATCGCAAAGTAAAGTTGTATTGCGACCGAAAAACTTAGTCTCATTTGACAGATTGAATGAGTCGGCTACTCTATAAGTCTCGCCGCTTTTGAAGTTTATAGAATAACCTGATGAAGATAAGTATTGAATTACGGGTGCGTTATCAAAAACCCCGTCAGCTAAACCGCCGAAATTTTCTATTTCATTAGTATCTTTAAGTACAGCGGTGTTACCGCCACCCGCGTCAATTATGTCAAAACCATTTGCAGCGCCTCCACTAACAACTTCAAAGTTTGAGTTGTTTCTATCCTTTACAATGACAGTGGCACCGATTTTGTATTTACCAGACGCAACTTCTGAAACCGTAGTGTAAATACTAGTTATATTTTTTAACGCTTCTAATCGCTGTGAAGATTGCACAGTGTCAGGTAAACCGTTAGGTGTGATACCAGCCTCGTCAAGTAGTGCGTCGGTGAAACCGAGCATGTCGTTACCCCACGATGCGTCTAGTGGTGTACCGTCTTTAGCGCCCGGTACCGATTCGTTCTTAATCGAACCGTATGGGTAGTCTGCGTCCGCTGGGTTCGCTCGCGGTGAGAATTTCTCAAAAATTTTAAGTGCCATGTTGTTTATGCTCCAAAGTACTGACCGAATGTGGCCCGTGTGTCACCGAATCCAAACGACCCGCCAAACTGTGTAATTGCTGTTTCTTCAGTATAACCCAAAAACCCTACGCCTTGCGGTCGCGGTAATATATCAAACGTATTGAACACAAAACGCTCTATCTCACTAAGTTCTGAACCGAATGACACACTGAATGTCATGTCCTCGTTGTCTATTACGCTGATTGGGTTAATGTTCGTTATATAACTTAACGCTTTTACAACACCGTCAAGTGTTGCGTCTGAGTTATTTTTAGCTATTTTAGCTTTGATTAATACTCTGTATATCTCGTTACTAACCTCATCGGTTATCGTAGCGCCGACAGTTTCAAACTGTGAGTCGTTACCGCCAAACTGTGCGGTGAGTGTATCTGCGCCGAAATACGTGTCAGGTTCAAACGTAACACTAGACTCGTAACTTCTATCAATGACCACGATGCGACCGATGACATCTAGTTCTGCGGTGTTAGCCGTGTCGATATTATACGACGTCCTGACCTGTTCGTAAGCGTCAGCTATTTGGCCCGCAAGCGACGGTACGATGTTGTACCACGCGACTGCTTTCGGTTTATCACGATACTGTGCATATATACGGGTATTAATCATTTATAATCACCGTTATGTTCGACAAGTCCCAGCGTGACAACTCGTTAAGCGCGATGGGTACTTGACCAGACGTTAGGGTGTTCACTGTTAATGCTGTGATATACGAGTTGCCGAACACACCTATAATTTGATTAACCGGTGTGTACATACGTGACACTGGTACTTCCTCACCAATGTCAAAACCTAACACGTTAAATCCACACTCTGCAGCTACTAATTCACCCGACGAGTAATCGATAATAGCTTGCTTAACTCGCTCGTCAGTATCGTTAGGTAATGTACCGTCGTTTTGTATCGTAACACTTACGATCATATCCACGTAGTTAGGTCGGCTGAACGTGATGTCGCGAGAGTTACTCGGGTAAATGTCGAATACGTCAGGGACTGTTACGCTTGTACCAGCCGCGTGTAATTTACATCCGGGGTTTTTCTTACGAAATATCGCCTTTGCAATATCTTCGTTCGTACCACCGTCAACAATCGGCGCAACACTATGTTCTGGTAGTCCGTTAGCATCAGTCACACCTGTATCGTTTTCCAGTACGATAGCGCGTCGAACACCTTCAACCGCGAATATCTCGCCGAGCATGTTATCAACCTGAGCATTACCAGGGCGTGATACAGCTTTAGCGCGTTCAAGACGCAACGACGAATCGTTCTGTCTATTCGTACCGAGCGTAGCGACCGTTGGGTTAGTGACTTTTTGCCACCCACCCACAGTGTCTACAATACGTGTAATTGTTCCGATGCTCGCAACCGTTGCACCGTTGGTCGTACACGTTGCGGTCGCTGCGACTGTACCACCTACACCGATTGTTACGTTCGAGTCAATCGACCATTGCGAACCATCGACCACAGACTCGACGAGTTTACCAGATAAAATTACTGTACCCGCGACACCAGTTAAGGTTAACTCCACATTGCTTGGTGTGCCTTGACTACGTATCGTACCTGTGAGTGAACATATGACGTTTAGGTCAACGTCTTTCGCTTTGTTCGGATCTTTAGAGTTATACGCACGTTGACCAAGCTCGTCGAGGTTTGCGAATATCTCAGCGTCAGACGCGAGTTTTAGGCCGTCGGGAGTCGATGGGTCTAAGTTCCAATTCGGATCGATATCCAAATATAGCTGGCGCTCTTCAGCAAACCATGTGTTTTGATTTTTTATAACGTAACCGTTAAAAGTTATTTCAGCCATTTGTCAAGCTCACCGTTGTTGATCCGTATTGTGTAAGTATACCAGCAGTGACGGTATAAGCGCGAGTATTGATGTCGAAATCAGTGTTAAACTCTATAAGTTGCGTTACACCCTCTGTGCGTATGATACGATTTTTTATAATCGCTTCTTTACTAGACAATGTACCTTCTTTACCTAGTATCGACTCCCACCACGGCGTCCCGTCCGTAACGTCTCTGAAATATTCGCCAAGAAATAAACGTAAACGTGTCTTGACGGTCTGTGCGACTTCTTCAACTTCAGTTGTGAATTGACGACCACTTGTCGTTATATCGCCGTCACTGCCTAATAATCTCACAGTCATTATAATGCTCCGGTGTTGCCAGATTTAAGCGGTCTGTCTTCCGCGTCGAGGTAATCGCCTTTATCGTGCGTATGTTCTTTCACTTCTTTACCAGCTACGACAAGTGACGTTGAACCCGTTACGGTCGGCGCTGTTACACTGACAGGACTTGACGCTGAACCGTCAGGATTGATAATAAACCCGTTGATGTTCACAGTGCCGTTAGTCGCTACGGTTTTATTATACGCCCCGTTCGTTTCACTTAACGACCCGTCAGGGTTTACCGTTGTTGTGAAATTACCGTTGGTCGTTTCGATTGTGCCGTCTTTCTTCAACCACACGTAATGTGTACCAGCTTTATTACGCCAGCGTATACCATCGTTCGCATGGTCAACTATTACATTCGGTTGCGAGCGTAAGCCCGGTACGAACATAGCGTCTTGTAAGTCGTGAAAACGTAGAATAGGGTTATTAGCAACACCCCCTGTCGTTTTCCAACCATCGATACAACGTTGTGAAAAATGTATAGTACCTTCAGACCCTATGTCGATTTGATGCTCTTGGAAGTATTCAGACCCACCAATAAACGCCACGGGTACTTCTATTAGCGGCGAGGGTGTAAACGTTGTCCCGTTCACGTCGATACGTTGCACGCCGATTTGTATTTGGGCGTGTTGAGTCGTCGGGTCAAATGCTATCACATGGCCCGTTATAGATGTCGCGACGGATTTCATTAGTTCACGGTGTGAACGCTTGAAAAGTTCCGTTAGGGTTGCTTTATTACTCATATGTTCACAGTATAACACTCACGCGGTGATAATTTAAAATTTATTTACGTTTAGGTGTTGACAGGTTCGTCACTAGCGAGTAAAGTTAATCGTGTAGACAGATGTGAATATCGAATCGTAACTGAGGAGGTGGTCAATATCTCGGGGCTATGACCGATAGATTAGCGAGACTTAACGACTGTTGCGATAATAGACGGTAGGTCGATTTAGAATGTAACGGGTTAACAGTGGATATGCTTGCAAGCTGTTCTTTTAAAGTCACCCACGTTGACAAACCGCTGTTAACACCGATACATTCTGTATCAATCAAGTTAGAACCTTTTAACCCCGTTTCGCGACGGGGTGTTTTTATGTACGAATACGTAAACCGTATATCTTATTCGACCATGAGTCTCCCCACGTATCACCCGTGTATTCAATCTTAATAATCTTATGTTCACCTTGCCCCGCTGTTTCAGGAACGTCGCGGAAATATAAGTTACTAAAATTAAACGTTGCTAAGTCCGACTCGATACGAAACTTACCGCCTATACGAAACTTAGGGTTTAACCGTGTCGTTACGTCCACACCAACGTCAGATATTTCGGGTATACCTTCCATGCCCGTAAACTGTGATATGACATTCACAGCACCTTGGCGAGCGTAACCCTGTCTAACAACGACTAGTTTCTCGTTTTCGATAACGTAATCAAACTTGTGGGTTTGTGCTAACTCATCGAGATACACACGCGGATCGCCTTGTAACGCATATCCGTAAGGGTACGGGTCGACGTCTGCAAACTGTGAGTCGTCAATCACTATGGGATAGCCTAACGCTGTGCCGCACGCACGTATAATGTTAATCAGTTTGGTGTCAACACCTAACGTTTGATTGATTTGCGGTTGTTCCTCAGTGACTTTACCACCTCTACAAACCAAGCGTGTAATTGTGTTAGGCCCTCTACGTTCGGGAAACACGTTGCGCACTGTACCACTGAATATGGTGTCGATTGAGTCCACGTAACCAGCCCTAAAAACGATATTCTTACCGCGTTTTAACGCTTTACTTATCGTGTCGGTTGATAAATTATATATCGCTATATCAGCGTAACTAGTGAACCCGCCGAAGTCGTGGAGTATTTGAAACGTCGCTTTAAACTGTCGACCAGCGACAGCTTCGATAAGCACCTCGCCGTCAACCTCAAGCGACCAACGTCGATCGTTATAACTACTCATCCCACACCAACTTATTATCAACACCTAGGTTATCAAGCGTTACGTCCGCACCGATAAAATACAATTTACCAATATCCGCTTCGTAGTTTTCGAGTATATCAGCGCCTGATTCAAGCATCGCACCCGCTGCGAGCAATACATCATCGCGACGAATGTCAACAGACCAAGCAGGTCCAGCGAGTGTAATATAATTTAAAGTGAACTCTAAAAAGTTTTCACCTAGTTGAATGTTAAACGTGTAATGAGCGTTAGCAGCACCTTTACGTAACGGCAATGTGATCATTCGAACAAACCCCCTATCGCTGATAGCACCGATGCACTCGATACATTTCCCGTAACCTCACCTAAATCCACAGTTGCTACAGCTTGAGAATAGCTCGGGTCATTAGGGTTTAGCTCCGACAGGGACGCACCGTTTTTACTCAGTGTCGTTTCGAGCGTTGGGTATTCTTGTAAGTCTGCTTCGAATATAAGCGCGTTTTCGTTTACAGGGTCTTTCGTGCGTCGAATGCGACCAATCACCATGTTCTTTAATTGTATGTCACCCGCGTCAATGTCAAACGGTTCACCACTGACCATCAATGTGATCAGAAAATCAAGTGTTGAACTTGCGCGAGTCTCACTACTACCAGCCAAGAAACCAGCAGATAAACCAGCGACCGTCGAAAGTACACCACCCGCGTCGTTACTCAACGCGCCGATGAAGTCTGTAACACTCGCGTTAAGCGGGTTATTACTAACCGCACCGACTAGTGACCATTTGAACGGTTTAATTATACGGTGGTCAACGGCTCTCGCACCTAGCTCAATCGTATAACCCGTCAATTCAACTTCAGCTTCGAATGTGTCTTCGAGTATCGCGTCAAACTCGTAACCCGCCAGTGTTGGCGCTTTCGGTGTGAATATATTAATTAATGCCACACTAACCCCCTGTGCTTGACGATAAGTCGTCTATAGCTGTTTGTGCCATACCATCCACAACCGATACGACTGTACGATCTATAATAGCGCCGTCGAGCATTATCGGTATCTCAATGATTTGTCGTTGTGGTACTTGTCGCGCTTGTGGTTGCGTTACAGACTCGATACCCTCTCTGCGTCGCTCTGCGAATCCAGATTCTGACAAGCTGCGTACAGGTGCTGAGTCGTTACCAAAATAACCCGCCTCAACTTGTTTCTGATACGTGTCGGTAAAACCACCCGCAGCGGATTCAGCGTCGAGTGCGGCTTGCGCCTCTTCATTGCCGAACATCGCTAGCGTTTGGGCGATGCCACGCCCTAAATCTA